CGCAATTACAAGTAGGCTGGATTAAAAAGAGCGATATACGTCGTATTTTGTGTCAACGATCCTGTCACTGTCATTTTGAGAGTTTGATTGGCCGCATTCGTGGTTACAATGTATACCATGTTGGTCTGTACCAATGAATTAACATTGATGGTCGCAGTGCTTCAGTATTGGAATAGGCTGTTACCGTAGATTGCATGAGTACTGTTACAATGTAAGTGCCAGGAATGGCGAACACCAAACTATCACCAGTGCCATTAACTGACACATTTAATGAACCAACATCGGTCCAAGAAGTACCCCAAGGGGTACTAGCCGAAATACCGTTTAGTACAACTATCTTCTGCGAGAACGGTGTGCTTAAGGCTGACGTTTGTGGGATCTCGAACTCCACCTCGTAGACAACATATATATCTCCTACCTGTCCTGCGCCAGTGACATTGTTGGCTAGCCATAAAGTGCCAATATCATATGTCTTGACGTCAAGATTTGCTGGTAAACTACCGGCTCGTGTAAAATTCAAAGGTCTCAATGACTTCTGTGGCAAAACAAGTTTTGCCGGTGCCCACGGAGCAGTCTTAACGTATGAGTCATACCCACTAGCAGCTTGTTTGCTTCCAGGGGCTGGGTCTGCTGCGTCATAGTCTACACACATGGTTACACATCCAGCGGTTGTAGTGGCACACTCAGGATCGAAATGGAACTCCAACTTGTTGAAGCGATACTTCTCATATCTGGCTGCAATAGACGATAACCATTGGAAAGTTGGAAACAATCCAGGGTTTAAGCTAAAGCCGACTGATGTATACACTCCGCTGTTTCCTGCCATCTCATATAGTAGTTCCCTATTCTGAATCACGATGGATCCATTGGGTTTTGCCTTAAACTTGGGGACATTAGGTTTTATGACCTGGGTCATGCTCGTAGGAGCACGAATGGTCTTACTAATGCCCGAGTTTGGCTTCTTATTCTCTCTCGACTTCGATTTATTCGCTGACATAACTGGCTTGTTACTGGGGGCCCCCGAAACTAACCGTGCAGTTGGAACATCACTTGGTAGAAGAGCAGTATTCCCAACATCCTGTACTTTGTGTGCGGGTCCCGCATGTGCTTCAACATGGCGCGGACCCCGTAGTCGCGGTTCTCCGTATCTAGTTGCGCCCACAGCAGCTCCAAGAGCAGATG